GGCTTTATAAAATAGTAAAATAATTATGACACATTCATTTGATATAGAGCATGCTTTAAATTATGGAGTAAATGAATCCATCATGATTAGCAATTTTCAATTCTGGATTCAAAAGAATAAAGCCAATGGTACACATTTTCACCATGACAGAACATGGACATATAATTCAGTCAGTGCCTTCAAAAAGATATTTCCATATTGGAATAATGGACAGATAAGAAGGTGTTTGGAATCCTTGGTAAAGCAGAAAGTTTTGGTCAAAGGAGATTATAATAAGAATCGTTATGAGCGAACTTTATGGTATGCTTTTAATGACGAATCCATTTTTCTAAATCAGCAAGTCCATTTGTCAAAAACAGCAAATGGAGAAGTCGAAAACAGCAAATGTATTACAGATACTATATCAGATACTAAACCACATACTAAACCAGATAATAAGAGCAAGAAAAGAGTTACTCAATTTGTGCCTCCAACCTATGAGCAACTAGAAGCCTACTTTCTGGAGCAAGGAGCTTCAAGAGATCAGGCAGAAAAATGCTACTTCTATTACAAGGAACTTGACTGGCATAATAAGTTTGGCAAAAAATTAATCAATTGGAAAAGCACAGTCCGTAACAATTGGATTCTTAAAAACCAAAATAAGGAGCAAACCATTGAAGTTCCGCCGCCGCAGGCCGAGCAAATTCCAAAGAGAAAATCGCACCGTATGCACGAATCCTTTACCTTTAAGCCCTAACCAAAACAACTATGCAATTCGAAAATTCAGAACTGGAGAGGCAAGTACTTTCCGCAATGATGATTTCGCCAGAGGATAGGCTAACAGCCTTATCCATCCTGCCCACTCTTGACTGCTTCCAAAATGAGCAACATAAGATTCTAGCCAAGGCAATCCAGGCATTACAAGATGCCGGAGAGCCTGTTGATTTAGAAACGGTGGTTTCCACCATAAAGAAGTCAGGACTGATTAAAGAAGCCGGAGGAACAAGAGCAATAGCCAATATCTATGCCTGCCTAAAGTCACCTGGTCACATCGAGAGCCACAGCCATCTGCTTATTGAACACTTCCTCAAGGCCAAGCTATACACCTTCAGCATTGAGCTACTCCAGAAGTCGCAGTCTGATGCTGGTGACATCTTTGATCTATTCTCCGAATATCAGTCAAAGTTTGACAACATACTTGTCTCTACAATTACACGATCAGATGATGACTTTCAGAAGCAGCTCGATGAGTCGGCAAAGGTCTGGCTAAATAGTCAGCCTGGAGACATTGCAGGCTATCGCACCGGAATTCATGCACTTGATAAACTATGCGGAGGGCTGGTAAATGGTGAACTCACAATCATTGGAGCTAGACCAGGACAAGGCAAGACTGCTCTTGCTGTATCAATAATTCGAAACCTAGCAAACCAAGGCATAGGCTGTGGGATGTTCAGCCTTGAGATGACCAAGCACGAACTGGTGCAGCGATTGGCATCTCAGGAGAGCAAGGTCTTTGCCTTTAAAATCAAGCAGGGCGATCTTAATCCATATGATAAGAATGCAATCAATGATGCTGTTCATCGGATGAAGCAGTGGCCAATCAAGATTAGCGATGAAGGCTATCTCAACATGAGCAAAATAAGAACCAAGGCAACCATGTGGAAGAACAAGCACAAGATGCAGGTACTATTTGTGGACTACATCGGCCTAATTAATTCAGTCAATCCTAAGGAGACAAACCGAGTAAACATAATCGGAGAAATAAGCAGAGGGCTGAAACTACTTGCCAAGGAACTCCAGATTCCAGTGGTAGCACTATCACAGCTCAGCCGGAGAGTGGATGAGCGCAGTGACAAGATGCCTCTGATGAGTGACCTTAGAGAATCAGGTTCAGTTGAGCAGGATGCAGATGTTATCTGGATGATGCTTAGGCCTGAGTATTATTTTGAGCCAACAGCAACAACTAAAGTAGGAAGCGCAGAGTTGCCAAACCAAGACCTTTGCCTGATTGATCAGGTTAAGATGCGCTCCGGTAGCACCGGAATAGTACCTTTGCGATTCGATGCCCCACTTATGAAGCTAAAAGATTATCATGATTGAAATAAATGCCATCCATCTAAGCCAAATGCCAGAACTCTGGCAGACTAATGTAACTTACCAAAACGACCTTATGTACGAACACATTGAACTACCTCCGAACTATCAGGACTGCATGGAATACCTGAATCGCAAGATTAAGCAACTAGATGCAAAGATTGACAAAGGTGGTTACACAAGGCACATGAGTCGCTGGCAAAACCAAAGAGAGATATATGTCTCAATTCTGAAATACCTATCTTTGCGGAAACAAGTTTGAAATGCCACTCAAGAAAGGTTACTCAGCTAAGACAGTTAGCTCCAACATCAAGAAAGAGATGAAAGCAGGCAAGCCTCAGAAGCAGGCAGTAGCCATTGCGCTGTCTGTTGCTAAAAAGGCTAAGAAGGCAGCGAAGAAGAAAATGTAGTAATGAAGCACTATTACCATAATATTGGTGAGAATTGGTTTAGCTACCCTAAGCTATATTCAGCAGCAGTTGAATACTTCCGGCCTAGAAGTAACTTTTACGAAATAGGTAGCTGGAAAGGAAGGTCATCTGTTTACATGGGAGTTGAAATAATTAACAGCGGTAAGAAACATTTTTTCACTTGTGTTGATACTTGGGCAGGCTGTGAGTTTACCAAAGACATTGATGCCATCAAGGACAAAACTCTTTATGCAGAATTTCTGAAAAACATTGAGCCGCTTAATGACATAATCACTCCGGTTAGATCCACCAGCCTAGAAGCTGCTAAACTTGTGCCAGATTCATCACTTGACTTCTGCTTTATCGATGCCTCTCATGACTATGACAATGTCATTGCCGATATTAAGGCTTGGTTTCCCAAAGTCAAGCTAGGAGGAGTAATTGCAGGTCATGACTATCCAGAATGGGAAGGAGTTAAAAAAGCAGTTGATGAGTTCTTTGGCAATAACATACTTTCAAAATATGGCTGCTGGGTTTATCAGATAACTCCAAAAAATGATTTTTATCAATTTCTAAAATAACCACAAAACAAGGGGCAGAAGCCCGGTACTAAAATTATGGCAGCACCTAAAGGAAACCAATGTTGGATGCTTCGATTGAAGCATGGGCTAGATGGCAGATTCAAAACTCCGGATGAAATTCTTGAAAACTTTGAACAGTATGTTCAGTGGGCAGAAGAGAACCCATTGATTGAAGTTGATTTCAGAGGCAAGGATGCAACAGAGGTCAGATTGCCAAAGAAAAGGCTATTGACAAAGGAAGGCTTTGCGCTGGCCTGTGGCTTCGCTTCATGGGCTACCCTAGCAGTTTATAAAGGCAAATCAAAAGATTTCGCTCAAGTCTTTACACGCATAGAGCAGGCCATCTATACAAGCAAGCTGGAAGGGGCTGCCAGTGGCCTATTCAACCACAACATCATAGCCAGAGATTTAGGCCTGATGAACCAGGAGCAAGTGAATTTGCAAGTGGTGGAGGTGATTAAGCCAAGGCCTAATAAGAAGGGAGCAGAGCAGGAGGCTGATGCCGAAGGTTGATCTCTCAAGTCCTGACTTATGGCAGGAGAAGTACCTTGATGCAGTCACCGATCCAAAGACTTACAACATTCTCTGGGGTGGAGCAGGAAGCGGAAAAAGCCAGACCATGATTCAGCTGTTTCTGGCTGAGATATGCGACAACAAGGCCAACCAATTCCAGACTTTCTTTGTCATCCGCAAGGTAGCTGCCACCATCAGGAACTCAGTCTTTGCTGACTTCCGCAATAAGATTAGCCAATGGGGTCTGGACAAGCTCATCAAGGCTAAGACAGGCTACATGGAGCTTCAGTCTGGCACTAACAAGATTGTGTTCCTTGGCTGTGATGATCCTGAGAAGCTGAAGTCACTTAGCCAGGCAAAGTACATCTGGATTGAGGAGGCCACTGAGCTTACTCTGGAGGACTTTACCCAGATAACTCTCCGACTCAGGGGTAAGTCAGAGCATCCTAAAAGATTCTTCTTGACCTTTAACCCAGTCTCAGACTCACACTGGATTAAGAAGCGGTTTTTTGATGATGTACCAGCCAAGGAGCAGAACCAGGTACTCCGGCTGCACGGCACTTACAAGGATGCCATTGACTTCCTCGATGATGAATATGTCACCAGAATGGAAGCACTGAAGTCAGTGAGTCAAACCTATTATGAAGTCTATGCTCTTGGTCAGTGGGGCATCTGGGATAGGGAAAGCCTATTTGCCACTAGCTTCGAATACGCTAAACATGTATATGACGGCTACATCAAGGCCTCTCCGGTGCATAACCTTTACCTATCCTTTGACTTCAATGTCACCAACACTTGCGTAGTCAGCCAGTACATCAAAAACTCTGAGGAAGGCATCTACTATGCCACTATCAATGTCATCAAGGTGTATCGGGTGGGTGATCTTGCCAGCCTTTGCCAGACCATCCGGCAGGAGTTCCCTGGTATGACATACATAATCAACGGTGATGCCTCCGGTGCTTCCCGCAATGCCTTTACTCAGGACAACATCTCAGCTTATGCCCTGATCAAGAACTACCTTCAGGTAAATGACATGCAGCTTCAGGTGGCTAAGTCTAACCCTAGCC